TGGTGGCCAACATTGCAACCGGTTCATACCGATCACTGAGGGGATTGCGAATCAGATCGCTACCCTCAAGTCGAGTGTTCCGGCAGTGCGTAGCACGCTTTTTCATTAATGCCGCCAGCCCCGAGTGCTCTTATAGAAGAGCATCGGGAGTTCTGGCGGCGTTATCCCGTGGAGTACCAGCAGGGTTTCTCCGGGACAGCAGTGCTTAGTGAGCTCCATAGACGTATGCTGAAACAACGTTATTTTCCCGTAATTGGATCGGTCCCCAAGCATTTTGTTGGGAGGAACCGTCGAGGATTAGATATAAACGTTGCACAGTTTGAAAATGAAACCGATAAAAAGGTTGATCGCTCTAGCTGGGGCCTTCCCGTTCCTAATAGGGAAGCAGCATATATCTCGCTAGCAAAGTATGCCAAGGATGTTCCGGCCTTGTCAGCTTGCCAAGCGTTAGCCATGAATGGCGCAGTGGATTGGCTCCACCGTCATTTTGGCGTCCACATGCAAAATTCACGTGTTAAGTCAGTGGAAGAGGTTATTCAAGGGTTAGATATGACCACCTCTCCTGGCTTTCCGTGGACACGGAAGTACGCTACTAAGCGTGGCATGTACGATGATTGGAAAGGTTTTACTCAGTACATGGAGGACGATTGGGACCGCTTGAAGGATAATGACTTCGTTGCGGTGTTCGGAAATTCTTTGAAGGAAGAAATCCGATTGGCTGAAAAGATTGACGCGAATAGTTTGCGCACTTTTACGGCTGGACCCGTTGAGATGACGATACATGGAAATCGTTTGTTTGAGCATATGAATGAGAAGTTCTATGCCTCACATCTCAAGACGGCGAGTGTTGTTGGATTTTCGCCCTGGAAAGGCGGATGGGATGAGTTATACCGCAAACTTAAGAAGTTTGATAATGGTTTTGCCCTCGATGAATCACAATACGATTCGTCACTAAGAGCCTACTTGATGTGGGCAGTGGCGGAGTTTCGCTGGTCGATGCTAAGAGAAGAGGATCGGACGCCAGATAATTTGGCGCGGTTGCAGGTTTATTACCGCAACTTAATTAATACGATCATTATCACATCCGATGGAGTGTTTGTGCAGAAGCAGGGAGGAAATCCCTCAGGTTCTGTGAATACCATTGTGGATAATACATTAATCTTATTCATGCTGTTAGCGTATGGCTGGATAATGAGATGTCCAAACGAGATGCGTTCATATGAGAGCTTTGACGAGAATTTAGCGTTGGCTCTATGTGGTGATGACAACACCTGGACGGTCTCTTCCGTAGCATTAACTTTCTTCAATGCAAGATCTCTCATTGAGGAATGGGCCAAAATTGGAGTGATCACTACTACCGATTGTTTGGACCCGCGTCCTGTGGAGGAACTCGATTTTCTCTCTGCGTTTACAGTTTTTGTTGATGGTGTAGCCATCCCACTGTATAGTCGCGAGAAGCTTTTAACGAGTTTGCTTTATTCACGCTTACCAGGTGATCCCGCATATACGTTGACCCGCGCTGCTGCTCTTTTGCGTGTGGGTTGGGCGGATGTTCAATTGCGAGGTTACCTTCGTGAGTTTATATCTTGGTTGGTTGAGTCCTATGGTAATGTTCTTAGAGATGCCAAGGAGTGGCGAGACGCTATGGCGTCCGTTCCCACTGAGAATGACTTACGTAAATTCTATCTGAATTTGGAGGGTGTGCAGTACCCTCTTGTAAACCAGGGGGCGTGTAATGCGCCTGCAGACGAATGCATTCCTGCAATAAAAACTGAAGTTTACAATAGTGCAATGAATTCCAATCCGTTGCCACAAAGACAGAGAAGAGTAAGGAGGAAGGGTGGACGACCACCTGTTCCTGCGCGAGGGACACGACAATACCTCGCGGCGCAGGCTCGATTACCACGACAGCGTGGATTTGCGAGGCCTGCAGGGCCTAGGGGCTGGCGACCAAGAGCACGAAGGGGTCGACGCCAGGATTTTACTGGTGTGACCAATATGCCTGGAATGCCTAATGGAATTAGGCCTGGTCGCAAGCGGCATAATTTTGATGAAGATGAGTTCATCACTGACTTGTTAG